TTTTCCATGTTTCTCCTGACAAATATCCAAAGAAAAGGTGATCTGTCTTTCAGATCTCTTTTTTATAGCTTCTTCTTCAGTAAATCCTTTTTTCATCCAATAAGAAATAGTAGTTGGATTATTACCATTTTCTCGGTTTCCTTTAGATATTTTACTAAATGTTTCTTTCTTTTGTTTTTCTGAAAACCCATTCACATAATTTTTAGAAAGCACTGAAAACTTACCATTATGTTTCCAAGCTGGATTTTTAACTCCCTTAATTCTTTCGGATTGTTCTTTTAGCATTTCTTTTGACCTCACTGGAAATCCAGGAAATTGTTTTTTATATTCTTTTATTGGAGATTGATGCCTATTCCATATATGAGAAATAATTTCCTTACCTCTTAATCCACAAATCTGACATTCAGGAAAAGTTTCATCATATTTTTTCCTGGAATCTTTTATTTTAATTGGTTCAAGTTTTGCTAAATGCTTATGTGAAGCTGAACAGAATTCTTTTTTGGATGGTTTATTGCAGTATTTACAATTCATTTTTACACCTCTTATAAATAGTATTGAGGGATAGTAGTTGAAGTTTTTAATTCATTCTTCACAGATTTTTCAGAACCTACTCTGAAAAATCAACTATCCTTTATTCATTTATATTTATACTTTCCTGTTTTTTATCTATCATATCAAAAAACTCACCAATAGGAATTTCTATAATTTCTCCAGTTTTTTTATTTCTTATACTCGTAAGTGACTGATATAACAAACATTTTCCACTTTGTCTTGGTGCCTTCACTATGTTGAATCTGTTTTTATGGAGAGCTTTGACAAGTCGTTTTTGATATGGATAAAGTTTGAATTGAACCAAACCTTTATCAACGTGCTGTATTTTTATGTAATTTTCAATGAAATAAACTGGGTCTTTGGCGCATTTCTTGAATTCTTTCACCTGTTCGGCTGTGTACTGTATTTGTGTACCAGCTCTTCTAATTAGGGGATTTCCCTTATATGTTATTTGATCCATTATTTTATAAACCTTTCCCACCAAGATCCAAATTTTTGTATCACATTATCAGAAACTTTCAATGATTTTAAATATGGATCTATGTAATAACCTTTATATTTCATGAGTGAATGACCATTGGTAGTGCCATCAGCAATATCTTCTAGTAATTCATTTATAGCTTTGTTTGATGTTTTGAAAGTCGTTTTTTGGAGTTTTTTACTCAGATCAGACCAACGTGAATCCTTCCATTCTACAAATTCAATATCCTTCCACCACCACATATCACCAAATTCTCGTTCAGCATCCTGTAATCCTTGGTGACATTGAACCCCATCTCCAAGAGAGCATTGATGGTTTATTACGAAATCTGTTATTCCTTTGGAAATACTTTTTGATATTTTATCTGGAGCTTCTGATAAATATTCGGAAAATAATTTCATTAGGCGGCTCATTTAACACTTCTACTAATTTTTCTTCCTGGTCTACCAATAGGTTTATCAGAAACCATTCTTCCAATCTGATTTTTCATCAAATTAGCTATTCGACCTTTGAATTTACCGGTAAGGATTTTTACGACGAAAACATCTTGATATGACCTAGGATTCACGGTTACTTTAATAACCTTCACTTTTTCACCTGATTTACCAACATGGAAGGTTTGACCAATCATGTGAGTTGCAGCCTCTTGAATTAAAAAATCTTTGAAACCTATCATTCATTCTCCTTAATGATTTTCAATAAATCCGCTGAAGATCCAACATAAACATTTTGATTAACCGTGTTAGCTTGGATGTTTTGTCCGAGTTCTTCTTTGTATTTTTTCTTTTTTTCGTAGGAAGTAAGTAACTCAGCATTTACTTCTCCGATAGTTTTTATCAGTTGGTGTACCACTTCATACGCTCGTGGATGCTCGGAACCTTCAGCAACAGCCATGATATTTTCCAAAGCTTCAAATCCTTTGGAAGAAAGGTCTTTCATGTTACTAAGGACCTCATCAAAATCCTCATCAAATGATTGTTTTGGATAAACCTTTTTTACACTTTTTTGTGTTACAATCAAGTCGTTTGTGATTTCCAAAGCTTGATCCATTTGTTGTTCAAATTTTGTCATGGAATTCCTCTCTTGGGTATGGTATCACAGTTTTTTCATTATTAGAATAATTTACCAATTTTACTCCATCTTCATCAGCATAATCCTTCAATCGTCCAAAATGAAAATTTAAATACTCCGGATCATCATGCTTGTGATCTATAATAGCATTACCATAAAATGAATTGACATTACCTGAATTTAACGAATAATCCATGTCATTACCAATAAATCCTATTTTTCTAGGATTTAAATTAGATAATGCCCAATAAGAAGCAACATAAACAAGTAAATAGCTTCTATTTTCATTGTATTTGGGTTTTATATCTTTTACACAATTTCTATGTAATATTGTTTGCCAAGGATTGTATTCTTTAGGCATTATATGTTTCACAATTCCACCACCAAATATAGCATAATCCCAATCTTCTTGTCTTATTTTCCAAGCATTATTAATAGCTATGAAGTAATATTTTTTTAAATCCCAATCTTTTACCTGATTCAAAGAAGAACCCGAACCAGCTATAATAATATCAGATTTTTGTTGTTTATCATCCCAAGTTTTAGTATCAATAGGATTTTCAATGAAATCAAGAAAATTATAATAATCTTTCTAAATATCAATATCTGTTCCTGTTACTGGATCATACCGGCGAGCATCAGCATAATTATAAATGTCATTGTCGAATCCAAAATCATCATCCAACATAATATCATCGGTAGCTGTTCCTTGTATAAACGGAACACCACGATTTCTTTCTACCCTCGCTGTATTAGCTGTTTTCTGAGATACTGTATTTGCTGTTTCATCATAATCGGTATACATATCAACTTGTGCTTGACGGATAATCTGGGTTTTATCCTGTACAGCTGGGTACAACCAACCCTTGAGTATAAATGTCAAATTCCAATTGATAGCTCTTTTTGTTTCGAAATCTCCTTCAAATTCATCAGCTAAATCCACACCAGAAAGAATGAGCGGAATATCTTTCTTAACAATCGGATCTGAAATCAATGTGATGGTTTGAGTCCATTCTGGTTTGAAATATGGGAGTATTTGTTCCACTATCTGTGAACCATCAGCATAATTCGCCACCCAAATATCCACTCGGTATTCTATGTCATACGGAACAGCATTTCTAATTGTTTTTGTTTCATCATTCACGGCTGTTGAGGATACACCAGAATATCCAGTCGGTATTAGTTGGTCATTTGCTCTATATGTCATCCCTGTCATTTCATAAGATATTCTCGGTGGTACAGCTCTCACACCTTTGTCATTATTATAAGGCCGGTCGAGTTTGAAGTGCCATTTCATACTCGGCCCGTAGCTCAAAGGGACTTTTATTCGCCTTAATTCCGAACCACCAGAATCATATTTCACTAGAGAAATGTCATTGAAAATAGTTCCAACTATGGATGTATATTTTCTTATGGATCCATGGTAATAATGAGTTGGCATTTTTTATCTCCTAAAACTCGCCGAAAGGATCCGATTCTGAATAATCAATAACGGTACCGGCTTCTATTTCTATTTCTTTATTTCTGTCTCCAGGATCATTGACATTATCAGTTTCATCAACTCCTGTGGAATATAACCAAATAGCACCTGAAGTATCACCAACCACATTCGTAGAAGCTGTAATTGTTCCTTTGGTATTTATCACTTCAAGCACATCTGGACTTGTTGTCCAGGAAGCAACTTCAGCAGAAAATGTTGAAGATCCCAAATTCGCTCCTTGATAAACAGGTTCACCGACAAGAAAATTGGTTGCATTTCCTGAACCAACTGGTATTTGTATTCTATATGTAGTGGAAGTTTCAACAGCATCAATAGTAGTGTTTCCGGTATCAAACTTTTCATGGGAATAATTGAAAACTTCACATATCAATTCATAGGAATATTGTTTCTCCAGCATGTAAAATTGTGGTTCATCTTCTACAAAAAGCAACTTCATAGGTAGTTGCGTGAAGTGGCATATAAATCAAAATCACCTTCTTTTGGTGTGATTCCTTCGGTTGCAGCTCTATCTTTAGCCATCACAAATGTTGCTCTGTCATTCAACTGGAGACCAAATCTTGAAGCGAAATCATCACCAGTTGTTTCAATATCNTTCAAATAAACTTCAATGTTTGTGGCTGAATTGAAAGTGGAAACAGCATCTTCACCATAAAGGAGGTCATCATTTACAAGAGTCCTAGGCATGTATGAAACCTGGATACCTTTGAGCTGAATTGCTTCGGAAATCAAACTTTGCATTAGGTCTGTTTCGTCGGTTACAAATACGTTAACCACTGGATTTAAGATTGCCGCCATTATCTTGGTCCTCCTTTTTTGTTTGATATAATCAGCCGTTTTTTTCTAAATCTTTCATAGCTGCAATTGGAGTTTTTCTTCCATCGAGAGCTTTTCCAATCACACCAGCATTATAATCAGCTCCTTTAGCATCANCCATTATAATAACTTTTTTCACGGTGAATTCCGTGAGTGTAACATCATTATAAGCGGTGGTATCATCAAACATTCCCCATCCAAAAATGTCCATCATGTTATCTTTCATGAGAACTTCTGCCTTGTCGAAGAATGATTTCATTATTTTACCTTTGAGTTTCTTGTCCATCAAATCACTCATTATCGCAAGACCATCTTGAGGTCTACCATTATCATAGACATGGTTGAATTCTATGGCTGCTAGTTCAGGACCAGTTTTTTCGAAACTTTTACTGACTTCCACTTTGAAGTCATTATAAAGTTCTTCTTTCATTTTGTCAATCTTGGCTTTGATTGGTCTTTGTCCTGAAGCAGTAGGAATTAAATTACTAATTCCAACCCATCTCCTACCAGATTTATCAACTTTGGTTCTTGAGTCGTCATAAATTTCTAAAAGAGCTGTTCCTTCCAATTCAAGGACAACACCACCATGGTGAGCAACTCCATACAACAAAACATTGGTTCTTTTGATTCTAGTCATTGTGGAAATACTCTTTTTACTCCCTTGCATCTTCAAAACAGAAACAGCACCATCTCCATCGGTTATATGGAAAGCAGTCACATTTCTGGTCTGTCCTAATCTTTTCACCATTTTAGTAGTGAGAGGAAGTAGATATTTACTATCAAAAATAAATTCATCGGTTTTTTTAATACCGAATACACCTTTCACTTCCTCATTGAAATCTTTGAACCGTTTCATTAACTTATCCTATCAAAAAGAAATTCTGTTCCTTGACCACTGGCTTCAATATCCAAATTATATTTTGTTGTTTTTTCTATATGTTTAGCAAATCTCCTATAAAGTCTATCTCTCGATTTTTCTTTAGCATTGAAAGAAAATTCCTTAGGATTTTTATCCTTTAACCAAACCTTAAAAATATCATAAATTGTGGTGAAAATCTCAACCACTTCACCTTTTCCTGTTATATTCCAATCAGTTCCTACTAAAAAAGAAATTTCCCAATATTCATTTTCTTGTTCGTATGCTCGAAATGTAACATTCTGTCCGGAAGAAGTGATAAATCTAGCATCCCAAAATCTATCGTTTCTTGTATTTTTCCATTCTTTGGTATTATCCTTCGAATTGAATGAAAGCTCTGCTAGATATTCTTTAAAGGTTTTCATTTATCAAATTCCGATCTATAAAAAAGGAAATAATTCTGTTTTCCAGCTTTGAGTGTGTAATTATATCTCCTGGATATAATTTTAGTCAATCTCTTATACAATTTTTGCCTTTGAAGGTTCAGCTGCTGAAAAGGCAAATGCTTTTGGTTTTCTATTTCTCAACCAATCATCCATTATTTCATTGATTGTGGAAAACACAGCCATCCAATTTCCTGTTCCTGTTATGTCAAAATGTCCAAATACTGAACCATCTTCCAATACGAAATTGAAATACCACGCATCATCAGAAAAATCTTCGGTTGGATCAATCTCAGACCAATGAAATATAACATCACTCGGCATCATCAATTCAATACGAGCTGTGAAATCATTACCACCAACGGAGAAAAAAGCTTCTTTATACTTTTTTCCTGGTTTCCACATCCAATCCACATTCTTTTTGAAAGCGAGCTCTGTTAAATATTCTCCAAATTTCATCTGCACCATTCTACCCATTCATGTTTCCACCAAGCCCAAAATGTCCAGCATCCTTGGTCATAATCCCACCAAAGAGTTGTTGTGGTTGTTGAAGTTGTGGTCGTAGTTGTCACAGCTTCGGTTGTTGTAACTGATACGGTGGTAGTGTTTGTTACCTTTGTTGTGGTAGTAGTTGTCGTAGTGGTGGTAGTTGTTGTTTCTTCTTCCGCTTCTTCCGTCCATGTAACTTCTTTATTTGCTGTTTCTTTCAATATTGTTGGGTCTGTTCCAGGAACTCCAGCAGTTGATTTTGTTACTTCCACCTCTACTTTTTCAGACCCGGGTGAATTCCTTACTACATCGCAAGCATCACCATTACACGCTCTATTTTTCCATTCTATTGAGTCATAATTCCCATCAGCAATAAACTTAACAATTTCACCAACAATGGGATTCTCATTATCAACCGAAAGTGAAATACTAGGAGGGTCACCTGAGCAACTATCCAACAAAAAAATCAACAGGAAGGGAATAACGATTTTCCATTTCCTCTTCCAATTTGATTCTTTCATCACTATATTTTGTTCGTATTGATTCTCCATTGAGTGTAACTCCTCCTGGTAATTGTATGTCACCAAACTTCTCCAAATTTGTTCCCCAATTCTCCCCTATCAATGCTGTCAAATAATCTTTCAGGAATGAATCATTATAAACATCCGAATAAACAGATTCATCAATTATTTGCCATGCTTCAACCAATATGTATTTGTCAACCACCGCATCATTTGCCCAATCCCAATCCACATAGAGTTTGTTTGTATGTCTTTGATACCGAACCAATTTTTTACCTTCAAGGATTTCCTGGTAAAGTGCTAGGTTTTGTTGTCGTATCACATAATCCTGAAGGTTTGAAGATCCAGAAAGAAATGAATAAAGCTCAGTCAATCTAAATTGGTATTCATCGGATGTAAAATTGACACCAAAAGTGGAACCAAGTTCAAATATTCCAAGGACGGAAATCAATTCCTCATCCATTGTGAAATACTTGTTATCTATATCACCGAGTGTGTAATATGTGAGAGCTGTGTTTGATGCCCACGGAGCAAAAGCTGTGGCACCAGCAACATTAGTGTCGGCTACTGTGAAAGTTCCTGAAATTGTTTTGACTTTTATTGTTGTGGAAGAAATCAATTCTATGAAAATTGCTGTAGCACCTGAAACATTTCCTGTGATTGTTTCATCATCAACAAATGTATTGGTGATAGCTGAGGAGAATGTCATCAGCCATTCCCCGTTTGTGGTTGCTGTTTCTCCTGAAGTGCCACCTGTAATCAATTCGTCGGCAACAAATGTTCCAACCGGAGAAGCAATTCGTAATGTAGTAGTAGAAGGAGCATCAATAACAATGCCGGTAGCACTAGAAGTACCACCAGTAACAGTTTCCCCACCCGTGAAAGTTCCACTTGCCGCAGCCGCGAAAGTAAGCGTAGTCGCCGATATTTGTTTGGGAATGTAAACTTTTTCTGAACCTTCAAANTGATATTCTTGAAAATATTGGAGTGCTTCAACGGTACGGTCCTCTATTTGGTCTGTTGTGACATTGATATTGACAGCGCCTTTTCCTAATTTCCGGAGGCAAAATTCTTGTAATTCAGACCGGGTTGCTGGCTTGGAAGTGCTCATTCATTACCTTTTTAATAAGAAATAATTTTTATCATACTCTGGAATTTCACCTATTCCAGCAAATGTCACTATATTTCCTGATTTTCTTTCTGGATTCTTCACCAACAAATAATCAAAAATACCTTTCCAATTTGTTAAAAAAGGCTCTTCGTGATATGGCCAAGTTAGATAATTACTCACTAAAATACCATTAGTATTTAAAATATTCTTCAATCTTGTGATATAATTTAAAGATCGGATTCGTTCAGGAATCTTGCTCTTGTTATATACATCATAGAAAATTAAATCATATTTTTTATCCAATTTATCAATGGCTGTGAATCCATCTTCCAACAAATAACTTATTCTGTCTTTCGGAATGTTAAAATATTTTTGACCTATTTCAGGTAATTCCGGACAAATTTCAATTATTTCTTGTTCGGTTTCAGGGTAATTTTTATGTATCCATTTCGCTATAGTACCTGTTCCTAAGCCTAAGCTCAAGATATTTTTTGTTTCTTTTTTAAATTCAAAAACCGATACCATATCTCTTGAATAATATAGAGATAGCTTATCAGGTTTATCCTTTAAAAATGATCCTTGAGTGATACTATTACCAAATTTTAATTTCCTAGACCTAGGATAATCTATTACCTGAATGTTGATCCCAGCAGTAGATTGCACTTCATACAAAATATTTTCCATGATATATCTCATTTAATTGTTTTCTGTATTTATAAGGAGGGAAAATTGGGAAGGAACCGGTATGCACAATACAATTATACATACCGGATTTATTTTCAATCAGTGCAAGGATAATCTTTTTCCTCATCAGGATCACCATTACAATATAAAAACATCAAAGGGCTCCTCCGTTCAAAAGGTTATTTCAACGCCTCCGAAAGACATTGAATCAGGGGTGAAAGTTAGTTTCTCATACCACGGTTCTCCGGAGAGACCGTTTGCTGAATACCTCGCTTGCTCATAATCAAAAGAACCATCATCCTCTAGTCCTTGATTTTCCAAGAACCATCTCATGATATAATCTAGTTGTGCTTCCTCTTCGTTATATTCACTAAATGTTTTCATAATCACTCCATTTCTTTTTTATAAAGATTCTCCCATTTTTTCATATTTTGTTCCCCAAAAGCTTGAGATTCATAGGAGATATTTCGGTATGCGGTGTCAGCATCCATTTTCTTCACCCATCGGTTCCAGGCGTATTCTAGGAGATATTTTGTATAAAAGGTGCACCAATTCAAAATAGGAATTCCAAATGCTGNTTTCCTTACCTGTGTGCAATGGATAAATTCATGGCATAAAATAGAATTAAAATATTTCTCAAGACATTCTTCTTTTGTATAATAAACAAGCACAAATGGATAAAGTGTNATTGCTCCAACATTCAATGCTCGGTCAAAAATATAAATTGGTTTCATTGAATATATGTATCGAAGTTAAATTTTAAAGGTTTTTTATCTGTTTTTTTATCAACTACAAACGGAGTGGTTGTTGTTACCACATATCTTTTCATGAATGGAAAAATATTATATTCCATTTTCTGTTTTATTATATATTCATCAGGTGGTAGATTCTTTGGTATTCTGAGAGTTAGGATATAATCATCACATTCTCCCTTGGAAGCCCCTGAAATCTTATATGGTTTAGTGATAAATCTTTGTTTTTTACCAACCCATGTCCTGTATATTTTAGCTGGAGCATTGGTGAACTTACAGAAATCCACAGTTACAGCAATGGAATCTCCTTGTTTATATTCCTTTCCTACTTCAAATGGTAGGTGATATACTTCAAGTGGAGGATTTTCATAATACACAAATAACCATAGGACAGCCAAGACAAAGAAACTCATTACAGCAACTCCGGCTCCTGTGAGGACATTTATAAGCTTGAAATACGATTCATTAGTCATGTTATCCTCCTCCCTTTAATAACACGAGTCCAACAATGGCTGTTAGGAAAGAAATAAGAATGAATCCAGTCAATCCATAAACAATTTTCTGTATAGGAGCAAATTCAGTTTTCTTTACATAATCTTTTTCAATATATTCAAGTTTTGTTTCTATAACGGAAACATGGGTGTTTATTTCATGAAGTAGCCTCAGTTCTCTGGAGTCGGGTGGGTCGACCCTTTTTTCTTCATCCATTTTTTGAACTCTGATTAATAGTGTATCCTCTTCTTTCTAGTATTTATGTTTATATGGTTTTTATGTTTATATGGTTTTCATCTGGCGTTGGAATATTTAAATGGGGTTTCTGCTATAGCGTAAAATATGTATGTTCCACCATCTGCATTCCAAGTAACATTACTATGTCTCACCTTAAAACCATTAGAGCAATAATCGTATGCTCCTTCTCCTGAACCACCTTCGGCAGCAGTAGTATTCGTTACTAAATATTGGTCAGTAGGATTATAGTTATGATTTTGAGAGTTTACAATCTGCCATGAACCAGTAGAATCAATTCTTTTAATTAACAAATACCTCGGCCTAAACCCACAGTATACAAACGTCCCATCTGCATTCCCATTGCCTACGTAGCTACCGACCATACTGTATCCTGGAACGGAGTGGAAGGAGTAGAGGATGTACTCTTCGTCATTCCCATTACATCCAGTATTTGTTCCTAGAACTACTGTTGTCGGTGATGGTGGTGTGCTATTCCACAAACTTGGCACAACTGTTTCTGCTATCGTATCGTTTAATTGAAGATAATAGCTGTAGTCTGTAAGGTCTTTATGACCGACACCCCACCAATCGGCAGACGTAAACCTTCTTTTGACAATTTGCATTCCAGGTGCTTTGTCTAAATGATGTGGTATTTCATGCCCAGCACTACCATTACCTCTAAGCCCAATTATACTAAACCCTGCTCGCCTGTTGACCAGTCCAGAGTATGGCTTGCTAGTACC